AGCCCCGCCAAACTTAATTGAGGCCTGCGATCGGTTGCTGCTTAAGTACCCCCGGGGACCAGTTGATCCTGTGCTTCGTTCATGGGATGAAGTGGAATTAAAGAAACGCTTGTTGTCTATTGTTCGTACAGAAATCAAGCGCGACGCCTCCCCCGGGGCGCCTTTTGCAGCCATAGCTGCTACCAATGAGGAACTAATCAGTAAACACAGCCTCATGCTAGTCAACTGCGCTTACGAACGCCTGTTGCTATTAGCCTCAGATGCCGATCTTAGCCACGCTACCGCAGTTGATCTAGTAGAGAACGGCTTCTGCGATCCTGTTAGAATATTTGTCAAACAGGAGCCGCATACCCGGAAGAAGATGAAGCAACGTAGATATCGTTTGATATCATCAGTTTCCGTCGTGGACCAGATCATTGAGAGGCTGCTCTTTGGAGCACAAAATCGTTTTGAAATCTCCCTATGGTCTGAGATTCCTTCCAAGCCTGGCATGGGCCTAGCCCTGCGAGACCAGGCTCAAAAGCTGTTCTCTGATCTTAAAATGAAATCCAGTCGAGCCAGAGCTGCTTGTGCAGACATTTCAGGCTTCGATTGGTCCGTCCAAGAATGGGAGTTCGAGGCGGAACTATATATGAGATTGAAATTAATGGAGCCAAGCCTTAAAGACAACCCGCGTTTGTTGAACGCGGTACGAAACCGGTTTGCTTGTTTCAGTCTCAGTCTGTTTCAGTTGTCAGACGGCACTTTGATTGCGCAGGAGCTGCCTGGCATCATGAAATCAGGATCATATCTAACATCTTCCATGAACTCACGGATCCGCTGCTTGATGGCGGAGATCATTGGCGCCGAATGGTGCATAGCCATGGGAGATGATTCTGTGGAGGCGTTCGTGGAGAACGCCCCAGACAAGTACCTTGCCCTGGGCCACACCTGCAAGGAGTACGAGCTGTGCCCCACAGATTTCGAGGGTATTTTGGACTCCGTCGAGTTTTGTTCGCACAAGATCGAGGCGGAGGGATCTTTCCTGGTTCCTTGGGCCAAGACCCTCTACAGATATTTGAGTTCCAAGACCCCCCAGTTTCATGATATTGAGTTTGAACTGGGAACCAACCCCCATTGGCCATCTATTCGTCAGTATCTAGAGTCGGTGCAATTGGCTCCATCGACAAAACCGTTCTAGAAAGATGGCCCCCAACAAACGCGGCAATGCCGCGAAGAAGAGACCCAATTCCCGACGAGCTTCAAGAGCGGGCGCGGCGATTCATAATGCCCCCGTAGCTCGGAGTTTGAGAACCCCAGTAGCAAGTCCCAAAACCACCACCCGTGGCGGAAATCGCCGAGGATCGTCTATTACGACGGTTTGCAATGAAGAGCCGATGGCTTTCATCACATCCTCGGCGGTTGCTAACACCGAGGTAGTAGGAGCTCTCCCGCTTTCAGCTGCAT